GCGCTATAATCAGGACCGCTTTAAGCTTCTCTGCTTCCCATAAGATGGCCATCGTATCAATAGCTACCTTGGTTTTGCCTGTGCCCATCTCCATAAATAAAGCGTAGTATTCCGCGGACCACGAGTCCTCGAGTGCAACTCGCTGGTGGTCATAAGGGGTAGTCTCATATTGATAGTCCTGCATAATTGTTCTCTTTCTTTAATTACTACTTGACATGTAAGTCGTCTAGGATATAAGATATTATCTGCATTTGTCAAGGCCCGAAAGGAGCCTTTAATAACGAAGAGGAAGTAAAGATGGAAGACTTAGCAAAACTGATGGAGGCCGACTTTGAAGCAAAGCAGGCAACGTCCGTCGAACGAATAGACCAAACTGGCCTTACTTCGGTAGCCGGGTTGGCCCGCCAAATCCGAGATAAAGAAACGTCAATCGAGGCACTTGAGAAATCACTCAAGGCGTCAAAGAATGCGCTTCAGAAGCTCACCGATGAAGAAATGCCTGCAATGCTTGCAGAGATAGGTATCTCTTCTTTTACCCTCGAAGACGGTTCGACCGTTGAGGTCAAACAAACGTATGGAGCATCCATACTCGTTCAAAACCGTCCAACTGCTTTCGAGTGGCTGCGCGACCATCAGTACGATGACATTATTAAGAATACTGTCTTGTGCCAGTTCGGTCGTGGTGAGGATGATCAAGCCAGTGCATTTTCCGCCTTTGCGGAGACTCAGGGTTATATACCACAACAAAAAACTGAGGTTCACCCACAGACGCTTCGTGCATTTGTGAAAGAACGGTGTGAGGCAGGTGAAGAATTCCCCATGGAACTATTTGGGGCTTGGGTAGGTCAACGCGCAGTTATAAAGAAAGGAAAGTAACATGACACAATCTAAAGCAGTAGCAGAAAAGAAGTCCACAGAAGTAGCAGCATTTGATCCATCTATGTTTGAGGCCGATGCCGGTCGCGGCATGGAGAATATGGGACAGGATGATCTTGCATTACCCTTCCTAAAAGTGCTGTCGGGTAATGACCCAATCTTGGATGAAAACGAAGTCGCCCGTAAGGGTGATATCTATAACACCGTAACTGGGATGGTGTATAAAGGTAAAGAAGGTATTAGCGTGATCCCTTGCGCTTACCAACGTCGCTTCATTCAATGGGCCCCACGTGGTTCGGGCAACGGTGCCCCAACGGCCATTTATGAGCCGGGTGAAACTCGCCCTGAAACCCAACGCTCTACCGAAGACAACAAAGATTATGTTGCAGACGGTAGTGGTGAGTACATCGAAGAAACCCATCAGCACTTCGTTATCCTGTTAGGTGACGACGGCGCTTTTGAAACCGCTTTGATCGCAATGAAATCTACGCAGCTGAAGAAGTCGCGTAAATGGAACAGCATCATGGCATCACGATCAATGCAGGGTGCGAATGGTCCTTTCACTCCACCTCGCTTCTCGCACATTTATCACCTGAAGACGACCCAAGAGGAAAACTCTAAAGGTTCGTGGCACGGTTGGGAAATGTCCTGCGTAGGCCCTATTGCTGAAGCCGGACTCTATGTTCGTGCCAAGGCCTTTGCGGACAGCATCACACTGGGTGACGTTGTTGTTAAACATACGGATGACGATGGTCTAAGCGGCAAAGCAGAGCCGTTTTAAGCTAGCGTAGTAATACGGGTGGGGCATGAAGCCCTGCCCTTTTTCCGTATGGGGGCAAGCAATGTCATTAGAAAAGTTTATGACCATTTTTGATGGTCTGAAGGAAGCGCACGGTTACTTCAAGATAGAAAAAACGAGTGCAAGCGGCAAAGCTCAAGGCAAGGCTGGCGTTCTTCGCGAACCACAGACTCCACAGCTTTGGGAAAACCATCTGTTGGGCACCGGGAATGGTCTTGGCATCATACCCATCAATGAAGACAACTGCTGTAAATGGGGCTGTATCGATATAGACCAGTACCCTCTCGATCACAAATTGCTGGTGGACAAAGTCCGTCGCATGAAATTACCGCTCGTTATATGCCGATCAAAATCCGGCGGAGCACACTGCTTCCTATTCACCTCGGAGTGGATAGAAGCTAAAGATATGCAGAAGGCTCTAAAGTCTATGGCAGCGGCACTGGGCTATGGCGAGAGCGAGATATTCCCGAAGCAGATTAAACTACATCTGGACCGGGGAGACGTAGGTAACTTCCTTAACCTACCTTACTACAACCACGAAGAAGGCCTGCGCTACGCATTCCTAGACGATGGCACCTCTGCCACGCTGGATGAGTTTGTAGAGCTTTACACACGGTTCGTTCAGAACCCCGAAGAAGCACTCAAGCTACAGATCATTGGCGGCAAAGAAACAAAGTTATTGCAGGATGGCCCGCCGTGCTTACAGATCATTTGTAAGGATGGTATTAGCGAAGGTGGTCGGAATAACGGTTTGTTCAATATTGGGGTGTACCTCCGTAAGGCCTTCCCGGATAGCTGGAACTCAGAGATCCTGAAGTACAATATGGAGTACCTGTCGCCACCACTTCCGCTTAACGAAGTGAACGTCGTGGCCAAGCAGATAGAGCGTAAAGAATATGCGTACAAGTGTAGCGATGCCCCTATCAATGCCCACTGCAACAAAGACCTATGCAGGACACGTAAGTTCGGTATTGGTGCAGCAGTGTCTGGCGCTAGTGTTGCCAACTTGCGTAAGTATAACTCTACCCCCCCTGTCTGGTTTATGGACGTTAATGGTGAACCACTCGAAATGGACACCGAAGCGCTGATGAATCAAATGACCTTCCAGAAGGCCTGCATGGAGCAGCTGAATCTTATGCCACGCTCCGTGGCGAAGCAGCAGTGGGAAAGCCGTATCAGTACCTTGTTAAACGAAATGAAAGATAACGAGAGTGCGATTATTGAGGTGGCAGTAGATGCCAGCACGAGCGGTCAGTTCTATGATTACCTTGAGGAATTCTGTCGCCATCTTCAGGTTGCGCAGGACAAAGAAGAAATACTGTTACGCCGCCCTTGGACAGATGAGGAGCAGGGCATGACCTACTTCCGTTTGAAAGACTTTGAGAATTTCCTGAAGAAGAATAAGTTCTTTGAGTACAAATCTCACCGTATCGCCCAACGTTTGCGTGACATCAACGGCGAAAGCATCGTCATGAAGATCAAAGGCCGCGCTGTTCGTGTATGGCAGATCCCATCGTTTGACACGGCAGACATTGATATCGATACCCCTCAGTTTGGTAGCGAACATAAGGCACCCTTCTAATGGCGGCCACACGGTTATGGAAACGTAACGCGGAGATAGTCTACATGGTCGATGTTAAGCACATGACCATGACGGCAGTCGCCAAGCGTTTTGGGATATCGAAGCAGCGAGTCCAACAAATTTACAGTAGGGAGAAGGCAGATGTTTAGAATATTTGGACCACCCGGTACTGGAAAAACAACTACTCTGCTCAACATGGTCGACGAAGCGTTAGAAAAGGGAACACACCCACACTCCATCGCCTTCCTAGCCTTTACCCGTAAAGCAGCAAACGAAGCACGGGACCGAGCAGCAGAACGATTTAACCTAAACCCTAAGACGGATTTGATCCACTTCCGTACCCTGCACTCACTAGCACTGACCATGACCGACATCCGCTCGGAGCAAGTCATGCAGGAGTCGCACTTCAGAGAACTAAGCCGATCCATCGGTGTTAAGTTAGGCGGCAACAAAGCGGCTAACTTCGATGATGACATCCCATCCATGGTGGCAAGTAACGATCCTATCCTCGGGCTGATCAACTTGGCCAGACTGAGAAAGGTCTCCCTGCGTGAGCAGTACAACACCAGTAACATTGAAGCAGATTGGAACACGGTTAACTACGTCGACAAATGCCTGCGGAAGTACAAAGAAAGCCTTAACCTGTACGACTTCACGGACATGTTGGCTGAGTTCGCTAAAGGCTCAGACTACTACTGCCCCAAATTTGAGCTGTGCTTCCTAGACGAAGCCCAAGACTTGAGCCCCCTGCAGTGGGAGATCGCCCACGCTATCGATTCCAAATCCACGCGCATGTATTGTGCGGGAGACGATGACCAAGCTATCTACCGGTGGGCCGGTGCAGACGTTGACCAATTCATTAATCTTGAGGGCAGCTCTGAAACACTGTCGCAATCCTACCGAATACCCCAGCTGGTACACAGCCTTGCAGAGAATGTCGTGCGCCGTATTGCACGTCGATACCCTAAGCGGTACGAGCCTAAAGAGGAGTCTGGTAATATCACGCGCATCAGCACCATCGCTGCGCTAGACATGTCCCAAGGGTCGTGGCTCATCCTGTCTCAGGCAGGTTACCATTTGCAACCTGTCGCACAGGAGCTGAAGTCCAGTGGTTACCTATTTAACTATCGCGGCCACCGGAGCATTAGCGAAAAGCTATCCGACGGGGTCAATGGTTGGGAACAGCTGAGGCAGGGCAAAGAGATTACGGGGCAAACCGCAAGGAGAGTCTACAGTTTGATGTCCACAGGTACTCGGGTGACACGTGGCTACAAGAAGCTAACCGGGTTGGCGGACGATGATCTCGTCGACATGGCGACCCTAGTCGAGAAGTACGGGCTGAAAGCCGATACCACCATGATCTGGTCCGAGGCGATGGACAAACTACCCGACATCGATAGAGCCTACATCACGGCCCTTTTACGACGGGGCGGAAAGTTTAACGGCATTCCCCGCATTACAGCGTCCACGATCCACGGATCAAAAGGCGGTGAGGCGGATAACGTCGTGTTGTTCACGGACCTGAGTCCAGCAGCAGATAACGAAATGCGCATCAATCCTGATGACATGCACAGAGTATTCTACGTTGGGGTGACTCGCACCAAACAAAATCTATTTATCGTCGACGCTGAAGACGCAACAAGGAGTTATGACTTATGAGTGAAATGTTAAGAGCCGAAGGTTTTAATGAAGCCATCATGGGAATCGTACAGCGCAGCGGTCAAGACGACGTTATCTTGTATGACACAGACAAAGTGATCGAAGGACTCATGAACGGTGACGCCATGTCGTATGAGGAGGCCGTCGAGTATTTTGATTACAACATATTGGGCGCATGGATGGGCGATGCTACCCCAGCCTTCTTTTCAAAAGCCAGCTACGATGAGCTGCACGAATTAATAGGCGACGACCTAGAGGATTTGTTATGAGTTTACAAATGGCGATGTTTGCAAGTAAGAGCGAGTGGATGCCACCTATTGAGCTTCCCGACATTACGGGGTCCGCTAGGATTGCAATCGACGTGGAGACACGTGATCCAAACCTTAAAAAGAATGGACCCGGCTGGCCAACGGGCGATGGCGAAGTAGTGGGCTATGCCATCGCAATAGACGGATGGTCAACTTATATTCCTATACGACATTTTGGGGGCGGTAACCTCGACGAGAAGATCGTCAATCGCTGGCTCAAGAAAGTATTCGAGTGCCCCGCCGATAAGATTATGCACAATGCGCAGTACGACTTGGGCTGGATTAAACAGATGGGCTTCACGGTCAAGGGTCGTATCATCGATACCATGATCATCGCCTCGTTACTGGATGAAAACCGGTTCAGCTACAGCTTGAATGCCTTAGCCTACGATTTACTGAACAAGACGAAGTCGGAGAAAGGGTTAAACGCTGCCGCTCAAGAGTTCGGTGTCGATCCCAAAGCTGAAATGTGGAAGATGCCTGCTATGTATGTCGGACCATACGCTGAAGCAGACGCGGAGCTGACCCTTGAACTCTGGAATTACTTTTCCATTAAGCTGACACAAGAGGACTTGTGGGGCGTCGCTAATCTCGAGCTGGATCTGTTGCCATGTCTCGTGGACATGACCATGCGTGGCGTCCGTGTCGACGTTAACCGCGTGGAGCGAACTCGGGATAGCCTGCTCAAACGGGAGCGGGAGGTCATGAAGGAGCTGAAGCGCGTCGCTGGCGCTGGCGTGGAAATCTGGGCTGCGCAATCTCTTGCAAAGTCCTTCGATAACCTCGGCATCGAGTATCCAAAGACTCAGAAAGGCGCACCGAGTTTCACTAAACTCTTCCTCCAAGAACATAACCACCCCGTCGCGAAGCTCATCGTTGAGGCTAGGAACCTGAATAAGACATCCGGAACCTTCATCAACTCCATCATGAAGCACTGTCACGCTGATGGCAGAATACATTCCCATATAAATCAACTCCGGTCTGATGATGGTGGTACAGTTTCAGGGCGCATATCAATGCGTAACCCTAATTTGCAACAAATTCCGGCCCGCGATCCAATCTTCGGGCCAATGATACGCTCGTTGTTCCTTCCTGAAGAAGGCGAGCAGTGGGCGGCTATTGACTTCTCGCAACAGGAACCGCGCATCTTGGTACATTATGCGCATGTATACGGTAAAACGCGAGGAATACCATTAGAGGGCGCCGCTGAATTTGTGAAGGCCTATAACGAGAAGCCAGAAACCGACTTCCACAGCATGGTAGCCGAAATGGCGAGCCTACCGAGAAAGCAGGCGAAGACCATTAACTTGGGTTTGATCTACGGTATGGGTGTGAACAAGATGTCAGAAGAGCTGGATATCTCCGTCGACGAAGCGAAGGTTCTGGTAAAGCAGTACCATGCCCGCGTGCCTTTTGTTAAGGGTTTAATGAGTGGTGTGATGAACAGACTCAATGACCGGACTTCAGGGGGTGCGCTGCGCTCACTAGAAGGCCGCAAGTGTCGTTTCGACTCGTGGGAGCCTGACACGTTTGCAATGAACAAAGCGCTGCCATTTAAGGAGGCTGTGGCTGCTTACGGGCCGACCACAAGGCTCAAGCGGGCTTTCACATACAAGGCCTTAAACAGGCTTATACAAGCCTCTGCGGCGGACATGACAAAGAAGGCCATGGTCCAGTTGTACCAAATGGGTAAGCTCCCAATGCTACAGATCCATGATGAATTAGCCATGTCTGTAAAAACTCGGGAAGAAGCACAAGAAATCGCCAAGATTATGGAAAATGCAGTGCCTTTAGAGGTGCCTAACGTGTGCGATATCGAAATGGGACCGTCATGGGGCGAAGCGAAATGAAAACCCTGACGCAACACAACGAACAGAAATTACAGGAGCACGGGGAGACCTTGGAACCACACCTAAACGGCATCGCTTGCCCTAAGTGTTTGGCCGAGTTGATGGACACAAACCCCTACATTGCGCTGGCGTCCATGCCCCTCCAGTACAATATCCACTGTCCAAAATGCACGTACAGCGGATACCGGTACTAAGCCCCGCCGCGCTTGCTTTCTTGCATATGTTCCTATAATATCTTAGATAATTGGAGAGGTAAAAATGGACACAACACGTTGGAAGAGTATTCTTGTACCCCGAGAGGTGTACGAAGAGATAAAAGAGCTGTCAAAAGCTGAAGGACGCACCATCGGTGGGCAATTACGCCTCGTATTCGATTGGTACAGAGAATCGCATCGCCCTGACGGGTCTAAGGTCGGTAAAAAAGCGCGTGGGGCACAAAAGAACCGTGCTTAATGTATGGGATTAAGTGTTGCTTATCCCATACCCCTGTGTATAATGAAATTGAACGTTTAACAATGTTCTCCGTAGTTAGTAAGAC